AATGGAATTACTGGGACTGCAGAACACGCCGCTCGACGACCTGCCTTTCGAGGGCGCATCGGCCGTGACGTATCCGCTCATCGGCGAGGCCTGCGTACAGTTTCAGGCGCGCGCTATCGAGGAGGTGTTCCCGTCTGAGGGGCCCTGCAAAACCAAGATCATTGGCGCGCGTACCGAGGAGAAAGAGGCCCAGGCCGAGCGCGTCGAGCACCACATGAACTACCAGATGACGGAGCAGGACAGAGCCTACTTCTGGAACACTGACCAGATGCTGTTCTGGATGCCAGTGGCCGGGTCTGCCTTCAAGAAAACCTACTACGACCCGATCAGTGACATGGTGGTGAGCCGGCTGGTGTTTCCCGGGGATTTCATCGTCCCCTACATCGCAACAGATCTACGCACGTCCCCGCGCTACACGCACCGTTTGTATCGGACTGACGGGGAACTCAAGCGCCTCATGAGCACCGGGTTCTACCGAGAGGTTCCTCTCTCCCAGCCTGGCAACACGTTCACCGACACCGGGGACATGGATCGCTCGAGGGAATTGCGCGACGTGGCCGACGACCGGCAGATGTCGATGCACGAGAAAGACTTCGTGTACGAGATCCTGGAAATGCACTGCGACCTCGAGCTCGAAATGGACCAGTCAGCAGACTGGGCCATGGATGGCGATGACTCCGAGGAGGGCGGCGACGAAAAGCCAAACTTCCCCCTGCCATACATCGTCACTGTCAACAAGACAGACCAGACGCTGATGGCGGTTCGGCGCAACTGGCGTGAGGGCGATGGGCTCTACGAGAAGCGTTTGTGGTTTACGCACTACAAGTACTTGCCAGGCCTGGGCTTCTACGGGTTCGGGTTGCTGCACCTTATCGGCTCCGTGGCCGAGAGCAGCACCGGGGTGATTCGCGCGCTGTTGGATTCGGCAGCATTCGCGAACATGCAGGGTGGCTTTGTATCTGACGAGGTGAAACTCTCTCCCGGAGACGAGCACATCGCACCCGGGGTCTGGAAGCAGGTCAAGGTCAGCTCTGAGGAGCTGCAGAAGGCGTTCTACACGCCGCCGTTCCGCGAGCCTTCCCCTGCGTTGGCCAATCTGTTCAAGGAGCTGGTGGAGGCCGGCAGACGGTTTGCGTCGATCACCGAAGAAATGGTTGGGGACGCACCCAACACGGGCCCCGTGGGCACCACGATTGCGTTGATCGAGCAAGGCTCGAAGGTTTTCTCAGGGATCCACCGCCGGCTGCATACGGCCCAGGCCGAGGAGTTCAGCCTGCGTGCCGAGCTCAACTACGAATTCTTGGATGAGGAGTACCCGTACGAGGTAGAGGGCCAGGATCTGCTGGTCATGAAGGCCGATTACGACGGGCGTGTCGACGTTGCCCCAGTGTCGGACCCGAACATCTTCTCGAGTACGCAGCGTATCGCTCAGGCCCAGGCCATGATCGATTTGGCGGAGCGCTTCCCGGGTGAGTTCAATCTGTCGAAGACGCTGCAGCGCTTCCTCAAAGCGATCAAGGTCCCCGACTTCGAGGAGCTACTCACGGGCAAGGGCTCGACGGTTCGGCGGGATCCGATTCAGGAAAACATGGGTCTACTCACTGGCTCGGGCGCCAAAGCTTTTGTGGAGCAGGATCACGAGGCGCACATCACCGTCCATATGAACTTTGTGCAGGGACTCAACACCGAAGCGCTGGCGTTGGTCATGCCCATCATGCAGGCGCATCTGGCCGAGCATTACGCGCTCAAGTACTACAACGAAATGAATCAGCAAACGATTCAGATGACCGGCCAGGCATTGCCGCCACCCACGTTCATGGATGAGGAGATCGAGTCTGACGACGAGGAAATGGAGGTCGAGGTAGAGCTCATGATTTCGCAGATCGCAGCCCAGCTGCCACCTGTGCAATTGATGCCGCCGTCGCCTGAAGAAACGGACGAGGATGAGGAAGAATTCGCGGCCGAAGAAGAACGCAAATCGCGTGCCTACGACGCGGAGGAGGGGCGCAAAGCGCAGGCATTTGAGGCCGAACAGCAGCGTCTCGATGACGCGGCCAACAAAGACGCAACGCGCAAACTCACAGGTGTAATGACCGATGAGTCGCGCAAAGAAGAAACGCACCAGCAGCAAACTCGACGTGACGGCGAAACGAACCAACAGGCTCGTCAAGCTGATCGCGACAAGCGGCTGGACGGTGACCGGGACCAGGGAGGTTCATAATGGCGATTTCAGCTGCGTCGGTCCGCAGCGCTCGGGAGTTCTTGCGCAAGCGAGGGCTCAAGGGTCTATCCCCACGCAAGTTCGCCGCCTCCGCTGAGGAGCTCGGCGTCAATTACAGAGCACTGCTCGGTTTACTGGCAGGAGTAGCCAACAATGGCAATAACGACGATAACGGAGTTCGTGACCGCGCTGCAGAAGCAGGCGGGAGCGCAGCAGGCTGACATAGCCGGCAAAATGCTGAAAGGCATTGCTGACCCCAACGAGTACTGGAAGGATGTCGGGCGCTCGCAAGGCATTGGACTGGTGGCCGATTTAGCCTACCAGCTGATGAAGCGACGCGATCTCGATGAAGACGATAAGGATCTACCCGAAATGGATCCGCCACCCGTCAAGAAGAAAGCAGCAGGGGGGAGGCGATGAGCGGAACAACCGAGTTCAAGGATCCAGACGTCGCCCTCGAGGCCCCAATGCCCCAGCCAACGCTGTGGCGTATTCTCGTGCGCCCGCTGCAGTCGCAGACGCACAGTGACGCCGGCATCGAGCTCACCAAAAAGACCCAGGAAGATCAGCAGCATGGGACTGTGGTTGGCCAGGTGGTGGCCATGGGTGAACTCGCCTACACCTCAGCGAAACTGCAGGATTCACACAACCCTGGCGTGGGTGACTGGGTCTTATTTGGGACGTACGGTGGGCAGCGCATCGACATGGCCGATGGCCGCAACTTCATTCTCATGAATGACGACGCTGTGATGTGCGTCGTAGATGACCCGGAGCCTTACCGCAAGAAGCTTGTATAGGCCGGTTGTCACTTAGTGGGAATTTCACCATACTCCGAAACAGACAAGGATTTTACTCATGGCAAGAACCCCAGCTCGTACTGAGGAAATTGTGTTTGAGGACCTCCGCGGCGTTGCCGAAGATGACAACGCAACCGTAGAGGTCGACCTCGACTCAACCGAAGGCGACGGAATAACCCGGCACGCGCGCACCTCATCTGAGGACGGCGTCTCTACCGAAAAAGATCCCGTATTCGATAACCTGACAGACCGCTCCGTCCGACGTGACGCAGCGGATGACGGTGACGACGCTGACGGTGACGACGATCAAGGTGGAGAGGATCGCTTCTCCAAAAAGATTCGCAAGCGACTGGATCGCTCGGCACGAATAACGCGCACTGAGCGCAAGCGTGCCGATGATGCCGAGGCCGACAACGACCGCCTCCGGCGCGAGAACAAGAAGCTGAAGCGGGATGGAAAGAGAGGCGATACCGATGACCTTGAGCGGCAGATAGCAACCGCTGAGACCGACCTCGAACAGGCAATCGAGACCGGCAAGTCCAGCGACCAGGTGCGCCTCACCTCGAAGTTGACGGACCTCAAAGCGGAGAAAATAGCTGCCAAATACGTGGTCAACGATGACGGCGATGACGATCTCGACGACGAACCACGTAGCCGACGAGAAACCCCCCAGATCTCGGATGCCGAGGAAGACTGGAAGGATGGGCATGCCGAGTGGTATGAACAGCCTGGGTTTGAGCGGCAAACTCGAATGGCCCAACGGATAAGCAAGGCGATATTCCGCGAGGGTTACAGGCCCGATGACGCCGATTACTTCGAGGAGCTCGACGCTCGTCTGAAGGACAAGGCGCCTAAGTTGTTCACTGAGAACCCGGACGACGAACTCGAGCCTGCGCGAGGAAGTAGGCGCCGGCAACGGTCACAGGACGGCAAACGCACTCCGGTGGCCGCGGCCGACGATTCTTCGCGCGACGGTAGCAAGAGGCGCTTGAATCCCAATCGCGTTGAGCTCGGCGAAGCTGAGTTCGCGAACATGCGCCGATTTGGTTTGGATCCAGGTAACCCCGCTCACATTAAAGAGTACGCTGCGAACAAGCGTCAGATTGAGAGGGAGGAGGCCTGATGCCAGACCCTACCGACAACCAACGAATCCCGGCCGACGACGACCCCCGGCTGAATCTGGATGAAGAATTCGAGGACCTCGACAAGGACCAGGCCGCTGAAGCGGAACCCGTCAGTCTCGAGGATCTCCAGGCTGAAGCAGACGCCGCCCAGCGGCGTTTGTCCGATGCCAGACTACGCGCCGCTGGAGAAGCCGCGCCTCAGTTAGACGAAGAAGACCCTCGCGAGCGCCAAGAGGCGCACGCAGAGCACGACAGTCGTGTGGACGAGCTGTCGGAGGAACGTGCCACCCACCCGGAGCCTTTGGCTCCATGGATACGGCCGAGCTCGCTGGAAGCACCACCGCCACGTGATGGCATGGTCCAGCGCTGGATTCGGATTTCCACTCGAGGTGCGGATGACCCGCGTAACGTGAACAAGAGCATGCGAGAAGGTTGGTCCCCAAGACCAATGGACTCGATGCCGGCCGACTTCGTATTGTCGTCCGGGTCTCCTGGTCAGGAACGCGCAGGTCACTTCATCGTGGACGACCTCATGCTCTGTGAAATGCCAGCGAGCACCTATGCTCAACGGCGAGCGTATTACGACGGCTTAACGGCACAGCAAATGATTGCTGTGGAAGCTGATCTCGAAGACGTGCAGTCGCAGACAGGCGGTCCCCGCATTCAAGAAACGAGGAAGTCGTCTGTGACCCACCCCGCCCGAGTAGTTGGGCGAAAGGTGGAGGTTGCTGACGACGTCTAAACTGAGGTTAGCATGGCCAATACCGATGCTGCGTTTGGGTTCCGCCCAAACATCAACCTGGGTGGGGGCACTCCTGCACGTAACAGCGGCTACACAATAGCTCCGGGTCTCGCGTCTGCAATGTTCTCTGGCGACTTAGTCAGAAGCACAGGCACGAACCGAGATATCACTCCGGTGATTGCTGATGCCGAAGTACGCGTGCTGGGTGTTTTCGCCGGGTGCCACTACGTCAACGATTCTGGTGACGTAGTCTGGTCCCAATTCTGGCCGGGCGTTGCCCTGGCCGATCTGACGAAGATCGTTGAGTGCTGGGTCTACGACGACCCGTCCCTGGAACTGATCGCGCAAATCGACACAGTTGCAGACTCCGAAATCGGCAACGTGTTCGACATCGTGGCCGGTGCTGGGAATCCTGTGACCGGGCGATCCGGGTTCACACTCAACCAGGCCGACACCACCAATCCCAAGGTTCGCATCACGGGTTTAGCGCCCGGGATCGACGGGATTGTTCCCTCGGAGTACGGCGCCTTTGCGAAGGTGCGGTGCGTTCTTACTAACCCAGAGCGAGCCAACGTCGGTTCGGTCGCCTTAATCTAACGGAGGGCTGCAAACATGGCTGTCATGAACAGAGCAACCTTCCGCAAAGAACTGCAGGAAGGGTTGAACACGGTTTTCGGCATGGAGTACAAGCGTTATTCGCAAGAGTGGCGCCCGATCTTCGAGGTCGAAAACTCAGTCAAAGCGTACGAGGAAGACGTGCTGCTCGCAGGGCTCGCAGGAGCTCCGGTCAAGCCTGAAGGGGCGCCGGTATCCTATGACTCTGGCGGAGAGGCATACACTTCTCGTTACGTCCACGAAACCATCGCCCTGGCGTTCTCCCTCACGGAAGAAGCCGAGGAAGACAACCTGTACGGTGACATCGGTGCGAAGTATGCACGTGCGCTCGCGCGCTCGATGGTCCACACCAAGGAAGTCAAAGGCGCTGGCATTCTCAACAGCGGTTTCGACGCTGCATTCCCTGGCGGGGATGGCGAGGCGTTGTTTTCGACTGATCACCCTCTCTGGGGTGGAGGCACACAATCCAACACGTTCGCGACGCAAGCGGACCTGTCGGAAACTTCCCTCGAGGAAGCGTGCATCCAGATCTCCAAGTGGGTGGACGAGCGCGGGATCAACATCGCGGTCATCCCTCTCAAGTTGGTTGTACCACCAGACCTCTGCTTCGTTGCAGAACGGATCCTGGCATCGGACTACCGGCCGGGGACGACTGACAACGATATCAACGCGCTGCGGTCGAAAGGCAAGATCCCGGGCGGGGCTCACGAGAACCATCGCCTCACGGATCCGAATGCCTGGCACCTCATCACCGATTGCATGGATGGCCTCAAGCACATGATTCGGAAAAACATCCAGCGGGGTGTGGAGGGCGACTTCGAGACCGGCAACATGCGGTACAAGTCCCGCGAGCGTTATACGTTCGGGTGGTCTGACTACCGTGGCGCATTTGCGTCGAGCGGCTCCGCGTAAGAGTACGTTGAGCTGAGCGGGCGGGGGTCGGATGCCGGCCCCCGCCTATAATTTAAACACCTTGACTGACCCCTAACGGGGACCGGGAGACTGGACAAGATGGGTAAGCGATCAACAACTAACGGATATTTCCGGCAGCGCGGCGGAACGAATGCGTCCGCCAGTAAACTCACTGGGCCGACACCGGCCGTCATGCCTTCGGTACTCAAGGTTGTGGTGGATCCGGTGGCAGCTGCTGGCACAGGGACGGGTAAGTACATTCCCGCGGGTGCTCGCATCACCCACATCACGGTGGTTTCCGGGCACACAGGTGGCACGGCGCCCTTACTGGATCTTGGCCTCGGTGCGAGTGTTGACGGCCTGCTCGATGGCGTCGTTGCAGACGGTAATGTGGTGGCAGACCTGATCAACCTTGTTCCTGCCACGGGTGCGATAGACGTGCTGTTTACCGGTGAGCCGGAGGCTGCTGACATCGAAGTCGTAGCCGGTACCGGTGGCGGTACGCCTGGAACGGGAACCTCGGTTGCCCTGATCACCTATGTGATGGACGACGACGGCGACGTCCAAGATTAAGGGGGTAGTCTGATGGGACGCCAAGCATCACGCCCGATTACTATCGAGTTTGCGGACACCGATAGCCCGATCTACATTCCGTTGGCTCGAGAGCGGGAGAACATGTCGATCCAGCTCTCGGAGGGATCCGGGATTACGTCGGTCGACGTGGACATCACCAACGACAACATCATTCGCGGCCCGGCAAACTCGTATGACGTGCACTCAGCGAACCTGAGAACGCCGGCTAACGCTGCCTGGAATGCGATTGATGCGACCCTGACTGCCGCCAACCCCACCACGGGGGTGTACTACAGCGGCTTTGAGACAGGCATGGCGTTGCGGTTAGTCGTGAATACGGGGACTGGCACGGGCAAGATAACGGTCACGCAGAGCACGTAGGATGCCAACCTCGGCCACCTACCTGTGGGATCCCGAACTCGCCGACATGGTGGACGAGGCTTTCGAGCGTTGTAAGGTTGACCCTTCAACGATTGATGTCTCGCACATCATCAGCGCGCGGCGGTCTATGAACCTGATGCTGTCCGAGTGGGCAGCCGAGGATATGCAGGACTGGCGGATTGACCGGCTCGATACGCCGAACAATGCGCCGATTCCGCTGGTGGCAGGGACCAACAACTACATCATCGACCCGGACGCCGATGGCCGGGTGATCGATATCAACCAGGTCTCTTTGAGGCGTGAC